TCCCAACGGCGAGGGCCTCCCAGCCACCAGGAACATCGCCCGCATCAATTTGCGAATTGATTTCTGTAACGATATCAGCAGTTGTGTTGCTGGAAATGCCTTCCAGGTCACCAAGGTCGATGGTTTGAACGACATTGTCGATGTTGACGTTGTCTGTTCCATCAATAACAACCTGTAGGTCTAAATCTGTCAGTCCGGTGAAGTCCCATACTCCTGCGGTTTGGTAACCGTCACTTGGGTATCTGTCTTTGCTACCGGTGTACTGAGCGTAAGTCATGCCCTGGCCCAAGCCAGTGACGTTGTCGAGAATGTTGCTTCCTACCGGTGCGACCAATGTGCCACCAACGAGTCCGTCTTGAACAGACACAAACTCTATCGAGGCATCGGGACCGTAAGAAAACACACTTCGAACTTCAATACGGTTGTCGGCTGTAGCGAACCACTCAATGCCATCGATCTCACGATCTAGCTGTAGGTTGAGATCTTCTGCAAGTTGAGCAGCAGTATATCCACCAGCCTGAACGACTGGATCAGGATGGTCCGCGTCCGCTAATACAACCAGAACCTTGGAGGCCAAGATTCCGTTTAATCTCCATCTGAAGAACCGTGCTTCCGCAAAGCTATAGTCGCCAGCGGTATCGCTTGTGATAATGATCTGGCCACCCGCAGATGGCAGTTCATATTCGGCGGTTGTGGCACGTTCGGCACTAACCGCATCGCTATCGCCAACACGAACAACATATAGTTCAGACGCAACCAGTAAATACTGTTCCCCTGCGTAAATCAAATACGGATCGCCGGATTCGGGATGCGGGAATCCAAAGACAGTGTTGAGTTCTCTCCTTGAACGAACCAGTGTAGGAACATCAATTGGACCTTTCGAAGCAAAGCCAACTAGTCCTGCTCTGTGAAACGACTGTTCTGGTGGAACAAAACTTAAGTCTTTTTCGGTTATGCGAACAGATGGTGATATCGTGTTACTAGGCGGAAACCCTCTTAGAATCGCCATGTCTTACTCTCCCTTGTTCTTTTTGTTTGGAATATGTCTTGTTGAAATTAGACCTTGTTGCTCCAATGTGGCCCACTGGTCAGTAACTTTTTCATCTTCAAGCAAAATTACATTTTGTTGGGCACCAATACCTGGAATGCTTTTCGTTGTGAACGCTCTAGGAGCTTTACGCGATCTAACCATTAACTGGACTGGACTATAACCTTTATTTCGGATTTCAATCATTGTTCTAATTCCTCAACAGCTTGTTCCAGCCTCCCCAATGTTTCGGTTATGTCCTCGGGCTCTATTTCGTTATGAATGTCTACCCGAGTTTTCAATACCGCTTTCTTTCTTACTATTGGCTGTGGTATATACGTTTGAGCCGTCATATTGAATTGGTATTTAACAATTCTAAGCTTCTGATCCCCTGGCTCATAATTAACGTTATTAGCAATGGAGTCCAAACTCACGATAACTTCCCATTGCACGCCTCTTACGTTTATGTATGCAATGGGGGAGAATTTTAGGATGATTTGTTCTTCTATCTTGTCCATTACGGACATGTACATCGTCCAGACCAGCAGATTGTAGCTAATATTCAGCGGAAGACCTTTCGCCACACCGAAGACCGTGTCTCGGTCGTACTTTTCGCTTACCGTGAACCCTGGTTTCCCATCTGCTCGCATGGCCTCCATGTAGTTGACTGCCTTATGATAGACATATCGAGTCTGGTCAAACTGATGATCGGTAGAATGGATGGCCATAATAGGCAAACGAATCCGATCTACCACCAAGCTGTCGTCCTTTCGCATGTTGTCCGAAAGGATATATTGCACGGCCCTTTCTTGGGTCGCCCACAGGATAGGAACCCTGCTGATTTTTCCCGTCTGGTTGTCCGTGACGGTAATGTTGCTAAACAGATCCATCATTGCTTCATTGGTGGCACGGATAGCTTTGGGATAACGATAGACATACTCTCGATTCGGATGGGCAGGATCTTCAACAATCTGACCCGTCTGCATTGGGTCGCAAAGCCCGCTAGAACCAAGGCCAACCTGTTTATCCGCAGCCTCGCTTAACCAACCCATGTCAGGGCGATTAGCGGTCTGCCTTAGTGTTGGATCATTGGGATCAAACTTGCATTGTTTGGGTGGTGGGTCTACGTTGCGGTCTTCTTGAAGTGGGGGTATGTCATTACATTCGTTCAGGCCCTTGATTTGGTGGGTGCCTGGGTTCACATTTTTATCGCTCATGGAAATTCCTCAGCCAAAGTAGGTATTCATTTGGGACAAAATAATCATTTCACACTGAAATAAATACAGACCTATGAAACCCTATAAGATAAAGAAGAAACATAGTGGCATATCTGTGCGGTATGTCTCAAAACTCAAAAGGCTACCCCAACCACAAATGCCAAGAAAGCTCTTTACCAAGGTCCATGAGGCCCCAAGGGTGGAGTGGACCTTTAATTGATCTCAAAGTCAGGCTTCTTCTGGGTAACGTTGCCTTCTCCGGTAACCATGCTTTCCTGGAATCTCTGACAATAAAGTTCCAAACGCAACTCGCCCCAGAGCTTGTATTCGCCAGTGTTTCTTTGGATGACGACCCAATCCTCTCGCTTGTGTGGAGTATGTAAACGAGCCCCGATCTTGGGAGGACTACCTAGCGTTTGCAAAACAGCCTGATAGTTGAATTCGAATTTCATCTCCGTGGGAGCATCAATACCAAAGTGATCTTGGAAATTTTCAGAAGGAACGGGTTCGTAGAAGCAATAAAGTTGAACCGGGAAATTCGACCAGATCTTTCCAGGATCTTCGCGGTAAAGCTTGTCAATTGAATCTACTTGAATGAATACTTCATAGTAGAAGATCGGAGAACCACCTATTTCAATGGCCTCCTGATCCCAGAGATTGAACAGACAATGGTCTGGATTCTCTGGGTCAAATTGCTGCATGCTGCCGCTGGCAGTGTAGGGTTGTCCGTTGTGATTCAGTAGCATATAGATATATAGTTGTGATGATAAAAAACAAAGACGGCACTCCTTATACCTTAAACAAACCAAACAAGCTGTCCGCAGGACAAGTGAGGTGGGACTTGGCTAAAGTGGTTTTCCATAATTGGCAGTGGGATGAAATCCTTCTTGACAACATCATCAATGCTGCCGAGGTATTGGAAGAATTGCCCACTCCCGCACCAGTCACCAAGAGTGTGCCCCAGACAACCATTGAGATCATTGACAAGAGCGAGATGGACGCGGGACCCAAGCCGCAACCAGTAATGCCTAGACCACAACCTCAACCGGAACCAAGTCCCGCATACGATCCGCCTAGCCCACAGCCCGAGATCCCCGAACTACCAGAACTGAAGAACGTGGTCTTGTTCCATTGTCTTCCCATCCAACCCAGATCACACGACTCCATGTATGAAGAAGATACAGGCCCAATAACTTATGGAGAGAAGTTTGTCTTTCCTGGTGTGATGTTGGCCAACATTGATCTCAAAATGCAGTTCTGGACAACCGACCCCAATTCCCAGATAGCAGTACAGTCAATTGTGTATCCGTTCAGATACAAAGATGGGCCAAAGCTGAATGAATTTCGCTGGTGGGTGATTTCAGCAAAGACCCCAAAATCGGTGGGCTATGTCTTTGAGGGAGTGCCGTCTACATTTCAGCCCGACTTCTCGGACTGATCGGGGAAGATCTTTTGTTGGTCTTTCTTGTTTAATGAATCGGTAACGATATTGGTTGGAATCCCAAGCTTTTCGAATTCGTCTTTGTACTGCCGTACAGCACGAATGAAACCAGCCTCGAAAACGTCTAAGAGCAGACCTCCAAAATCCTCAACGTCACGTTGCGTAATTAGATGTCCACAAATCCGCTCAATCAATTCTTTCCGATTGGCATACCGCTCAGGAATCATTTGTGCAATGTACTGCTGAATCACCATCGCATGGGGATTCTTCAGGTATTGCATCCAGTCATAGAGTTCTTCTTGCTGGTTTTCTTTAGGCATTCTTTTTCTTTTTCTTGGTCCAGTTTTGAATCGGTCCTTTTTTCGGGCTCACACCCGTTTTGACCTTGCCAGATGGTGAAACTCCCCACCAAGTCCAGTCTTCTTCGGGGTCCTGAGTAGGATCGGACACGACAGAGGTGCCCGCCATCTCTTCTAACCAAGTCTTAAATTCTAGTTTTTCCATACTTTATTTAGCAGAAAAGCCTCACTTTCGCCACAGGCGAAAGTGAGGCTTCCCTCATAGATACTTACATGCCACAGACTAATTGCTACAACAACACTTTGGCGGTCAGCAGACCATCGCAGGATTCGATGTCAAGCATGTCTTGCTCTTCGACTTCTTGTACGTCCGATATTGGACATGCCGACCCACTTAACAAAGCGGAGTTGGGGCCACGTCCCAACAGAGAAAAGGTTCGGGCACAGATTCGCGAGTACATCTTACACATGCTGGGAGCCCCGGTTATCAGAGTGGAATTGGACGAACAGAATATCGATTTCTGTGTTGACCAAGCTCTTAAAATCTTTGAAGAATATGCTGGTCGCGAATACTTCCAGTATTACACATTCCGAACGGTTCCTGGGCAGTCGGTTTATGAGTTACCGCCCGATGTAGGACTTGTCAGGAATGTTTTCTATAAAGAGCAAGGAACCTTCGCATTTCAAGCCAGTGACCTAGACGGAGCTATCCCTATTGAGTATTTCTACCCCGGTGGCAGTTATGCTAGTATACAGGGGGGTTTGATAGACCCCATACAACCCATTTGGGGTAGGATGGGGGAATGGGTCCTCTATAAGCAGTACGAACAAATGTACTCAAGGGTATCCTCCAATTTGGGGGGATGGGAATTTCTGGGGGGCCTTAAGCACGTCAAGATCTTTCCAATCCCTTATACAACGCATCAAGTGATTGTACATTATTTGCAAAAGCAAAAAGATTGGGAAGAAGTAACGCAAGCGATGCAGGAAGGAGCTTTAAGTTACGCCAAAGAAATTTTGGCTAGGGTTAGGGGTAAATATGCCCAACCGCCCGGTCCTGGTGGCGGCATGCAATTAGACTGGCAAGCGTTACAACAAGAGGCGAAAGACGAAAGAGAA